CTATTCTTGTGACTGAGAGGATCGCGTAATGGCGAAGACCCCAGCATGGCAACGTAAGGAAGGTAAGAACCCAAAGGGTGGACTCAACGCCAAGGGGCGTGCCTCCTATAATGCCGCCAATCCCGGCAAGCCGGGACTTAAACCACCGCAGCCAGAGGGTGGTCCGCGCCGCGATAGCTTCTGTGCCCGCATGAAAGGGATGAAGAAGAAGTTGACCAGCGCCAAGACAGCTAACGATCCGAACTCACGGATCAATAAATCCTTGCGCGCATGGAACTGCTGAGATGGCGGCAACACCAAATAATCCGTCACTTTGGTCTCGTGTAAAAGCCGAGGCCAAGAAGAAGTTCAAAGTCTACCCGAGTGCATACGCAAATGCGTGGGCAGCGAAGGAATACAAGAGCCGTGGCGGTACGTGGTCTGGCTCTGACAATCGGGTGAAGCGTGGCTAAGGGCGGACTCGGTAAATGGTTCGGGGAAAAGTGGGTCGATGTAAAGACCGGCAAACCTTGTGGCCGTTCGGGTTCTGCTGACAAACGTGGGTATCCGGCTTGTCGTCCTGCCGCTGCTGCAGCCAAGATGACGGCTTCTGAGAAGAAGTCCATGGCGGCGAAGAAGACAGGACCGGCCAGAAAGTCTTGGCCTGTCTCACCATCCGGTAAGCGAAAGGGTACGTGATGGCTAAAGCTCCGATGAAAAAAGCGCCGAAGGCTGCACTCATGGTTGTCGTAATGAAGAAGAACGGCAGCGGTAAGAAGATGCGTGGCAAGGGCAGTTGCGAAGACGACGATATGGAAGAGTACAAGAAGGGCGGCATGGTTAAGAAGAAGGGGCGTAAGTGATGGCTGAGAAGTGGATTCAGAAAGCTATCAAGAAACCCGGCGCTCTTCGGAAGGAGATGGGGGTCAAGAAGGGTGAGACGATCCCTGCCAAAGCCCTCGCTGCTGCGGCCAAGAAACCCGGTAAGACAGGCCAACGCGCCCGCCTTGCCCAGACGCTGAAGGGGTTGAAGAAATGACGAGATGGCTGCGGCATAAAGGCGACGGTACTATCTACGAATGGGATAGATACCTTGCGGCGAATCCGATATGCGAAGAAGTCTCTGAAGAAGAGGCGTTTCCTGATCGCTTTCCTGTGCGTTCGACTCCATTCACTGAGCCGCTGCCGTCTTCTGAAGAGGTTGCTGCCTCCATGGCGGGGCTGGAGATTGAGGCCGCTGAGGAAGAGCCACCTGTTCGTAGGGGTAGAAAACGTAAGGGTGACATTCCTGCGGAACCCGAATATACTAACGAAGATCTGAACGAAGAAGCGACCCGGAGACTAGGCTAGTGACTCCATCTGAGATCATAACCGATGTCCGCAGGATCATTCAGGACGTTGACACTCCGTATCGTTATAGCGATACGGAGCTATTAGGTTATGTAAATCAGACACTTAAGCGTATGTCGGTGCTGCGTCCGGATCTTTTTGGAGAGATTGGTGAGATCGAGACGCAGGCTGATACCGCAGTTCAGGCGCTTCCCTCAGATGCTCTCCGGCTGATTGATATCTTTCAGGTTAAGGACGGGTCTGCGATTACCGAAGTCGATCGGGAGACTATGTCCCGTATCCACCCTACGTGGATGTCGGAGGCTTCCGGAACGCCGACTAACTTCATGCGGCATGTGAAGAACGCTGAGCGTTTCTTCCTGTACCCACGCCCAACTGCTGGCACGATACTTATCGGAGAGTATGCCAGAGTTCCGTCAGAATATGGGCTGACTGATACTATCACTTCGCCCAGCGAGTCCTATCTACCTGTAATCGTAGACGGTACGGTCTTCTTGGCTGAGTCGATTGACGACGAGCATATTAATACAAACCGGGCGAAGTTGTTCCTTGATTTGTTTACATCTCAGCTTTCAACTTCACTCCAGAGTCGTACTGTAACGGATACCAAGGCTGCTGGACTTAAGGCGTCTCGCGCAACGCAGATCGTCGGAGAGGTGATCTAATGGTTGACCGCGCATTTACGACGCTCATCCCTGACGTTGCAGCCAGTGCGCCCGGTTGCCCTCAGCCTATGCTTTTGCGCGAGATTCGTAAGGCGGCTATTCGGGTATGTGAGCGGACGCTATACTGGCGATATGCGCAGTCAGAATTTGCATTATCACCCGGTGCCTTTGAGCATGGCTATAATAAACCACAAAACACGGATGTGCATGTTCTGTTCGACGCTATGCTTAACGATTTTCCGCTTGAAAAGTTGACCCTTGAACAGGCGTTGTTTCTCTATCCGGCATGGGCCGATTTGTTTAGCGGTGCGACTTCTGAATCTGTATGGTCAGGCACGTCCAAGAAGCCATTTAATTCTCACCAGTTTAATACTGAAGAGTTTAACCCTACCAGTGCCGTTTCTATCTCGGCTACAGCGACTGCTGATGGTTCAGAGCCTCGCTCGATCTGTCAGTTAACGCCTGATAAATACGTTGTGTTGCCGCTACCAGACACAGATAAGACCTACAATATCCGTATGTTCTATGCGCTTAAACCAAAGCGTAACGCAGATGGAATGGAAGAACATATTCTCGATGAGCTTGAAGATGTGATTGTGCATAGTGCGCTACAGCAGCTTCTTGTTCTCCCGAATGTCGCGTGGTCTGATCGTGACTTGGCGTCGTACCACGCAAGGCAGTTTGCATTTTTGGTGGCTGAGCGTAGGGCACGGGCTAATCTTTCTAACATGCGCGCCCCGATGTTGGTGCGCTTTCCGACTTTTGCGTAGGGGCTGGCTATGACTGTTAAGCTGAAAAATAACGCGATTGGTTATCTGGCCTCGGCAATCTCTGCCTCGGATGTGACGGCTTCGTTGACCGCTGGTAACGGTGCGGCGTTCCCATCACTAGGCGCTGGCGAGTACTTTTATGCGACGATCACTGCGACCAGTGGTGTCTACGAAGTTGTCAAAGTTACTTCGCGTGCTACAGATACCCTGTCTATTACGCGGGCACAGGAGGGAACTTCTGCTATTGCGTTTGCCGCAGGCGCTCTTGTCGAACTTCGTGTCACTGCGCAGGCTGTGACGGATGCGATTGCAGACCAGATCGATACGCTCGAAGCAGATTACTTCGCCGCCGCTGGAACGGGCACGGCTGTCGGTTTGAATATCGGTAGTGGCAAGACACTTAACGCTACAAATGGCACGGTCCTGCTTCCGGCGGTGACGGTTCCGCCGCAGACTGCTGATGGATCGGTTGTTTGGGATAGCGACAACGAACTTCTCACGGTCGGTACGGGTTCCACGCGTAAGACGATGGTCGATACGGACTCGACCCAGACACTTACCAATAAAACTCTGACTTCGCCCGTAATCTCTTCGATTACGAACACGGGTACGATTACTCTTCCGACTTCTACCGACACTCTGGTCGGTAAGGCGACGACCGATACGCTTACCAACAAAACTTTGACGAGCCCGACGATTACGAGTCCGACGATCACCGGCACTGGTACGGCCACACTTGCTTCTGTCACTACGACGGGCAACGTGTCTGTCGGCGGCACGTTCGCTGTCACAAGCACCTCCACTTTTACCGGTACAGCGACGTTCAATGGGGCTGCAGTTTTGGCTGCTGGCACAACGTCTCTCGCGCCACTTCGGTTTACGTCGGGAACGAACCTGACGACGCCGCTCGCTGGTGCCTTGGAGTACGATGGCACGGTATTTTATAAAACTGCTGCTGCGAATAATCGGGGTGTTTCACCAGCCGAACACTTTATTATCCTCACTTCCGCCAACACGCTCACGTTCCAGACGGCTGCGCAACCTATCTTCGACGGCGGCGGCGGTCCTGCCGGTGGCGCAATCACGTTACCGACTGGAACATATTTCTTTGAGTGTATGTTCAGCCTTACTTCTATGAGCGCGACCTCCGGTTCTTTCGGTTTTGCGTTCGATGGAACTGCTACGTATACACAGGCATGGACTTCGATGGCTACGGACGCCGCTTTGGCGACTGCGTCGAATACGCAAACTACTTTTAATACGGCAGCAAATACAACTCTGTGTACAGCGTCTACATCGACTACGGGGTACACTATAATTCGCGGTATCCTTAGAGTGACAGTTGCCGGGACGATCATACCGTCTGTGTCGCTGACTACTGCGGCTGCTGCTGCTGTAGTTGGAACTGACAGTTATTTCCGTATCAAACAACTCGGTAACAGCAATGCTGTGTCAGTTGGCGACTGGAGTTAATCATGGCAGAGTCACCCATACGCTGGGATTTCTCTTTGGGGAATCTGATTAACCTTGCAGCGATGGGCATTGCTGTCGCTGTCGCGTGGGGTTCTATGTCTGAGCGCAGTGACCTGACCCACAAAGGCATCAAGGAACTGGAGACGACGCAGGCGCAGGTCGACTCACGCATACGGCAATTAGAGATGAGCCAAGCCAGAGCGGACGAAAGACTTAGTAGTATCCTACAGATTGTAAGTCGGATCGAGACGCGACTGGAAAAAGAGGGGCGTAGATAATGGGGTTCAAACTCGGTCCTACCTCAGACCTGCTGTTGCGAGGGGTTCATCCTGATCTCGCCAAGGTCATCCGGCGTGCTGCTGAGCTTTCCAAGGTAGAGTTCAAAGTTCTTGAGGGTCGTCGGTCAATCGCCCGCCAGCGTGAACTTGTGAAAAAGGGCGCATCCAAAACCATGAAGTCGAGGCATATCCATGGATTTGCTGTTGACATTGCTCCCGTTGTTGGTGGAGTTATTCGGTGGGATTGGCCTCTATATTATCCTCTCGCGGAAACTGTGAAGCAGGCTGCGAAAGATGTCGGCGTCGCTGTCGAATGGGGCGGTGACTGGAAGTCCTTCAAGGATGGGCCGCACTGGCAGCTTCCTGCCCGCAAGTATCCCGATCCGAAATGATGGACCCCGGAGACATACTGCGGATAACCTTGGCTACCGCCATTACGGTGATGACAATCAAGGTTATTGCAGGTATAGGTTTCTACATATGGAGGGCACTTGAATGAGCATCTTTACGAATTGGATGACTACGGTCCCCGGAATCCTGACATTGGTTACGGTCCTCTTTCAGATTTGGCAAACCAAAACGGTTGATTGGGCTGAGCTTCAGCGAGCCCTGATTGGTGTCGGATTACTCTTCGCCAAGGACTTCAATGTTACTGGCGGTACCCGGTAATGGTCGGCTTCATGCTGGTCATCGGCGCATTTGCCGTGGCCATTGCCTTTGTCTACTTCGTCGTATGGGCTATGGTCCGCGCGTCTGAAGAAAAGGGTAGAGCCGAGGCGGCTCAGGCTATCAGGGATGCGCAACACGCAGAGGCGCTTCGGAGACTAAAAAATGCGCTGGATGCTGATGCTAAGTCTCGTGCTGACTCAGCCGCTGGTGGGTTGTACAACGACGACGGGCATCGCAGAGACTAGCTGTATGGTCTGGCGTCCGATCTCATGGTCCAAGCGGGATACCCCGCAGACCATTGGGGAAGTGAAAGCGCATAATGCGCGCCGCAAAGCCTACTGTGAGGGACAATGAAGAAAGCTGCTTCCAAATCCAAAGCCATGATGCCGAAAGCCAAGATGATGGCGGGTATCAAAGCCAAAGCAAAGGGTGCGGCTATGCCTGCCTATAAGAAGGGCGGTATGGTCGGTAAAATGCCGAAGGCGTGCTAATCGATGCCAGCTATTAAGATCACCGGGTTTCTTGGCAAATCGCCAAAGATGTCGCCTGAGTTGCTGCCGCCAACGGCAGCGCAGGTTGCAACGAATTGTAAACTATATTCCGGTGATCTTATCCCGTTCACGACGCCGCATGTCGTCGGTTCGACTGGACGTAACGAGACTGTGCGCACACTGTATGGGTTGCGCAATCCGGATACCGGCGAACTCGTGTGGCTATCATGGACTACGGATGTAGATATCATCACGCCTGCGAATGACGAGTTAGGCGAACAGCGATTTTATTATACGGGCGATGGGAAGCCGAAAGTCAGCACGTATTCGCTGGCTACGAGTGGATCTGCGCCATACCCGTCTGCGAATGGGTTTTACGAACTCGGACTTCCGCTCCCTACGGCGACACCGACAGCAACAGCTACGACGTTCACGGCCATAACATCTGGTATTACGCGTGAGCGTGATAACTCAAACAATGCTACAATCACCACATCTGTAGCGCATAATATTAAAGATGGTGCGCTTGTCTCGATAACAAATTTTACGGACTCTACCTTTAATAGTGTTACGACTGTCACGGTCCTCAGCCCAACTTCGTTTACATATTATAACACGGGTTCCGCTGTAGCATCCGGCTCAACAGCGGCTGGCACCATTGATCTCGGCGGGCAGATACAGTCGCGTAACTACCTCTATACGTGGTATACCCCGTGGTTCGAGGAGTCGATTGGATCTGAACCATCCAACACGTTATTCATAAAAGAAGGGCAGATCGTTACGGTCTCCGGTCTTCCAACATCTCCACCTGCCGGGGATAACTTTGTCCGGGGTATCCGGCTTTATCGCACTCTGGCCGGTACGACCGACGCCGAGTACTACAGACTTAAGACCTTATGGTTCCCTAATACAATCGCAACCGTAGCACGAGGCGCAAGTGTCTCGACTGTATCGCTACAGTATCCCCATAATTTCTTGTCCGGAGACAGGTTCAAGATTTCCGGATGCAGTGTTTCATCTTTTAATATAACAGGCGGTATCGTTCTGGATACGCCAGACCAGTATACGTTTACATACTCCCAATCGGGCGCTACAGTCAGCACAACGACTGCTACAGGCAATCTCTATTATGATGTTGCGGAGTCGCTTGATGATACTGCTCGCTATTGGGGCGACGGTGGAGTCTACACTTTCACCGATGATTTCAACTATCGTAGTCTGACCAGCACTCTTGGCACGACAGAATACGCTCCACCTCCCGAAGGACTAAAAGGTCTGACGGTTGTGCAGAATACCTTCCTCGCCGGGTTCGTTGGGAATACGCTATATTTCTCGGAGCCTAACGCGTTTCATGCGTGGCCAGAAGGGTATAAACGATCTTTCGAAAGCACCATTGTCGGATTGGCTGCAGTTGGTAGCCAACTTCTGGTTCTGACAGAGTCCTATCCGTATGTTCTGGATGGCAGCGATCCAGCAGTTATTTCTCAGGCGAAACTGCCTGCGCAGTATCCTTGTCTTAACCCGAAGTCTATCGTCGTCGCTAGCTTCGGTGTCGTTTACGCTACGCAC